TATGTTCTCTTTCCGTTCACACGTTCAACTACATGTATCCTGTCACGCTCTCTGTCAAACCATGCGTCTACATAACTCATTAAAGTGCCCCTATTAGTTGTACAAGTGCATACAAGTTCATTGCTGTAAACCAACTACATAGTACAATGACAAATGCTGCTTGTCTTATTATAGCACTAATGATACCCAACATGCTACCTATAAGATACAACGGAACAAAATGCCAACCATCAGGATCTAGAATAGTAAAACTAAGTACAGCACTTGCGGTGATCAGAAACACCGCTTCTATCATTTCACAGTAGAATGCAACTGGACTTAGTTTGTAACTATTAATCCAAAACTGTTTTATATTCTGCATTTAGATTTTGCCTACAGTAGCCAGGATGTTCTCAAGTTCACTGTATTCGTCACTGTGCTTTTCAAAGTCTGCTTTGTATGCTGTGCGTAATGCTTTTTTTAGCACTGTTGGCTTGATCTGCATTTCTTCTGCAATGGCTTTAATAGTATCGTTGAGACCATCATTAAGATCGTCAACTTCCTGCATTACAGTAATGCCTTCATTTACTAGTTGTGTTAGTTTTGCTTTGTCTTCGCTCGAAAAAACTCTGTCACTCATGTGAGTACTCCTTGTTGATTATTGCTTTATTATATATGTATGTGGGAGAAGTGTCAACTAATATGTTGCGTTATTTCAACAGTTAAATCACTAGATCCTTTAATAAGTCTGTGATACACTGCTTCTGGAATAAAGTATTCTCTGCCTGTTACAAGTGCCATAGGCAACCGATTGTCTAACTGTAGACTCCAGCCTGCACCTTCTAACACACGAACTGTACGATCCTCAGCATCACGGTGCCAGCAAAGGTCACTATTATCTGCGTCTTCTCGAAATGTTCTTTGTTTAATGTTATGCGCTAATTGCGTCTCTGTGTAAGGATTGTGCATCTTTATATTCTTTAAGTTTTCTTTGTAAATAATTTATTTTTTCTATTGTTGGTTTTACATTAAGAAACCCAAACAAATCTTCTATCCAAGTCTCGTTGCCCATGTCTTTAAAATTTATCTTTAATACATTACTTGCACTTGCAGGCAATAACCAATTCCACTCAGTGTAATGTTTAGCATTTAGTTCATTAATTTCATTAACAATGTGTAATGGCAGTTTATCTGTGTATTCAGGCCAATCTGCTCCTCGTAGCATCTCGTATGCTTTATGAGATATGTGAGCTGCCTTATGTTTTATATTATCATGTAATACTTTAATATCGTCGTTTGTAAAATCTATATAGATCACACGTTTAGACATACTTGCAACTAAATTAATATTTCGCATATGTCCTAATAGAAACTTACAATTAGGAATATTGTTTAAAAAATTTTCTTCTGCTTTGTGACTGTCACTATCCAATGCATATTCATTAGCAACAAAGATACAATCAGGAATGTTTGTTTTTGCATGACAACTTCCATCAGAATTAATTTCTATTTCTGTATTGTATAATATATTGCTACAGATATGAAGTACAAAATGACCGCTAGATCCACCTGCAAAACAGATTGCAGTTTCTACCACCATTGTCCGCCTTTAACTCCTAAAGCCTTGTAACGTGGGGTTCTGCAACTCCAGTAACGTGCTGTCATCTTATCATTTGCTTGCTTACACTTATGGCGTGCAACAAAACTTTTTACCGCACCTCTGTTCTTTGCTTTTACACTAAGTCCAGTTGTATCGCCCCAACTAATCTTTTTTACACGACCAGTTTTTTTATTCATTACATAAACATAAAACTTCTTAGATCCGCCTCGCTTTGGACTGTTAAGTTTGACTTTGCGTCCTTGGTATTCTGCTTCGTCAAGTTCTTCTTCCTCAATCATCGGTACATCAAGTGCTACTATTTCACCTTCTACCATGATACACTCGCCGATGTCTGTAGCAATCAGTTCTTGATCTTCCCAGTCCAAGTTAAGTTTGTCTGCACACTCGCGCACTTGACGATAAAACTCAGTAAATGCAGTACTGCCTGGACGGAACATACACTCTGTAAATGGAACACGTTTAGCAACATGTTCGCGGATTGCTGCTTGCACATCCTCAAACTCACTTATTGACATTTTAGTAACAGGTTTAGCACCAGGCTTTGATATAGTTGACGTTGCACTAATTTTTTTATTGTTTGCCAAAGTTGCACTTGTACCAAATTCTTGCTGTCCACTATAGCGTTGTTTGGCTTGCATGTTTACCCCGCCAACGCTAGTCTTGGCTGTTTGAGTATAACCAGTCTCTGGACTACCTTTAATATCAAGTGTTGTAGGACCTTGTGTATAAGTTGATTGTCCATACCCTGGAGTAGCATCTGGTCTAAATGTTTGCTTTGCTTGGAAACCGCCAATCTTAGGAGTTGTAATACTGCGCATATTGCCTGTGCGATCTTTAACAACTGTGCCGGCACCACTTTGCTGTGTAACTCTATTTGCTGCTTTATTAACAGTAGTAGTAACACCTTGTGCGTTAGTTGTAGTTACTGGCTGCTCTGTTAGAAAATCGCTGGCTCTCATTACCTGTCAGTCCTTGTTATAGTTTGGTCTTTAGGAGTAGGTTCTACTGTTTTACTAATAACTCTATCAAGTGCGCCTTTAAACATACCTTTTTTCAACAATGCTAGTGCATCAGGAAATGTTTTTCCTGCACGTTCTGCTGCGCTTTTAATAGCACTTAGATCACTTCCACTAATATCTACATCAATATCAATTGGCTTACCGTCTGGGCTCATTGCAGTATATTTTCCGCTTGGCATTTTATCTCTTACACGCTTTGCAACGACTGCAGGCCCAACAACTGGAACTTTCATTCCCATTTGTGCATCTTTAAAATCTTTTTGTAATTGCGGATCTTTTTCTGCCGCAGGTGCTGCGTCTTTGTTTATGCCTGCTAATGCGCCTGCTGCGGCAATCTTTGCTAGTTCTTTGTCGGAGACATCGCCCATAGACTTGCCTGTGCTTTTTTCTATGTACTGGCGAATCTCATCTACGTCTTTGCCCAGGCTACGCATTGTAGAAATGATAGTAGCCATTTCCTTTTCGCCTTCAATTAGTTCAATTTGTTCTACCAATAGTCCCATTAGTTACTCACGTTCTTTGCTTTGCCCTTGCGATTCTTGTTTGGATCTTTTGCTCTCTTGCGCTTTACTGCACGAGCAATACCTGCCTTGCCGTCCTTCTTGCCATCTTTATTCTTGTCTGCGTTGCGCAATTTTGCTGCTGCACTCTTACTCAAACACTTAGGCTTTGCTTTGCCTTTGGTATCGCCACATTTGCCAATGCGGTTACCTGAACCATCATAAGCATCCCAGCCACCGCCTCCAGCGCCGCCGCCTTTGCCTTTGCCGAACCAGTCACGTAAATCCTCATGTAGTTCAACAATACGCATTTATTTCTTCTTTGAATTGCCCCAATTGGCTGCACCAACTTTACGGCATTTAGTTAAAGCGCCACTTGCATATGCACTGGGCCATACTTTGTAGCGTGATTTTACTTTGCGATAGCAAGCATCTTTTTCGCCTGCTTTTTCATCAAACTGTTCTTCTGTAAGTGCTTCTTCAATATCTTCGCTGGCTTTTTTAAACAAGTCAAGTTGTGTGCCTTTTGGAATCTCAATTACTTTAGGTTCTTTTGGCTTATTTCTGTCCTGCAATCTAGCCATCGCATCAAAATTTGATCTATTGCGCAGACTTGATAAGCTCTTGTATTCTTCAAGTTCTTCTTCAGTAATACCTTCACTCATGCCAGTTACTGCCTTCATTGCACGATCTAACATACCAAGGTTTTGATCTACGCTAATTTTAAGATCTGGATCATTACGCTTTGCTTCTAGTTCACTTTTAGCAAGTGCAGTAATTTTCATAGCAAGTTCCATCTTGTCGCCCTTGCCCATCTGCACAGCACGAACAAGTTCAAGCACTTCTGCTTGCACTGCTTTACGCTCTGGACTGAATGATTTTTTCATAATCTCTACTGTATCATCCATTGCAGAGTTTTCTGAGAACTGACGGAAACGCATTAGTCTTCCTCAGCCTGCTTTACTGCATACATGTGTGCATCTTTAAGAGCTTGGAATGATTCAGCAATCTTTTCATGTGCTTGATTCAAGTAACTTTCATCACCGCCCTCAGCAATTACTCCACCGCTAAGTTGTCCACCTTCTGCTGTAATGTCAACAAGTTGTTCCATTACTTTGTATGTACTAGCAAACATGCGATCAAGTTTTGCTGCACCAATGTTTGTCTCTGCAACTGTTGTAGCAACTGATCTAAGATCGCTGCCAGCTTCAACTTCACTTTTCATAAAGTTACGATAGCGTGTTGCCATGTCATCATCTTCGTCAACAGGGATCATTTTACCAGTTTTAGGACACTTTCTCATTTTTGCTTCAGTAACTTCTTCAACAACAACTGGCTGATAAGGGTTCTCTGCACTAATAGCATTAAA